CGATTGACACGGCTTGCTACTGTTTCATATTCTTTACCGTGTATGCTTACAAATCCTTGTTTTGACATTTTATTCACCCTTAGTTAAAACTTCTAAATATTGTTCATATTCTTTCTTAGCACAATCTCGTAAATACTCTAGGTATTCTTCTAGCTCTATAAAATCTGTATCTTGGCGATTGTCTTCCATGTTAAGCCACCAGCAGCAAGTATAGAAAAATTGAGAGCAAGACCACACCAACAAAGCAAATGCCTTCTATCCACGGTGTTAGGTCTGTCTTAGGTTTGTAATTTTTGTAATCAGTCATCTTTATTTTCCTGTTCACGTTTAGCTAATTTAACTTCTAACTCTTCAAACTCTTTACGCATTGCTTGTATTTCTTTTATTATTTGCTCAAGTTTTGGGTCTTTTAGATCGTTAGTGTGCATTACGAGCCTCCCTTGTTTCACGGTCGCATTTAGCTTTGAATAGGCAAACAGATGCTTCTATCTCAGCAACTCGTGTGTATACCTTCTCAACCATTTGGTATTGGTTAAGTAAGGCACAAGCTAGTTTGTAGGAATTGTAGGTAGAGTTGACAACTTTACCGTTTTCTAAGATATCCCATTTTTGTTTTGGGAATTTTGTAGATTTGATTGTGTACATTTTTATCTCCACCGTTTCTATTAAAAAAGTATTGCTGATTCAGGTGTCCAGGTATTATCTACCACATACCACCATTCATTGTGCATAAACTGACTTGCAATAATAATTACACCATCAATAGGGTACAAAGGTGCTGGTGTTGTATTTTCTTTACGAAATTTATTTGATGTGTAAGCCATTTTTATCTCCACCGTTGCTATTAAGTTAATCGCATAATTTGTTGCGATGTGTAATAATGGCATACAATATTTAGCAATGCAAGCATTATTTATACATTTAGTGAAAATAATTATGAAAATATCAGAACACCAAGAGCAGGTCATGTTAATTACCTGGTTCAGAATGCAATACAAGCAATACAAGTATCACTTGTGGGCAATTCCTAACGGTGGATCACGGCATATAGTCACGGCAGTTAATTTAAAGGCAGAGGGAGTGCTTGCCGGAGTCAGCGATTTATTCTTAATGATTCCTAAAGGTGAGTACCACGGAATGTTTATTGAGATGAAGGCTAAGACCGGCAAAGTATCTGATAGTCAGAAAGAGTTTATGGAAGCAGCTAGTTCAATGAACTACCTAGCTGTTGTCTGCTATGGATTTGATGAAGCAAAAGACGCAATTACAAAATACTTGCAAGAAAGGAAAGATTAGTTTAGAGTAGCACTATCACTTGACGGTGAAAAACAGGTAAGCCTTAGTCAACACTCTGCTGGTACCTGCCAGTCCGTCAACATCCCTAAAAAAGATGAGAGTGTTGTCTAAGGTTTTTTTTTGGAGAAACCAAATGCATTACTACCAATTTAACATTGGTGACTATCAGAGCCACACAAAGCATTTATCGCCTACCGAGGATATTTGCTACCGTAGGTTATTAGACTTTTATTACCTACATGAGCAACCAATACAAAATGATTTAATAAAAATTACTAGACTACTTTGCTTAAACAAAGAGTATTTGTCTGACGTTGAAAGCGTATTGACAGAGTTTTTTATTCTGACGGATGATGGATGGATAAATCATCGTGCTAATAAAGAAATTGAACAATACCAAGCATTTAGTGAAGCTGGTAAACGTGGGGCTGCTAAGAGGTGGTCAAAGGATGGTGATAGCGAGGTTATAGGGGGGCTATCAGGGGGTGTACCAAAGGCTAATGCTAAACAAGAACCAATAACCATTAAACATAAACCATTAAACAAATACATACCACCAATTCCTGCAGAATTGTTTGCTGAGTATCAAGCTATCAGAAAAAGTAAAAGAGCAGCACCATTAACTGAGCGTATGTTTAACGCAATATGTAAGCAAGCAGCATTAGCAGGTATTACACCAGACAAGGCAATTACTATTTGCTGCGAAAGAGGATGGACAGGATTTGAGGCTTCTTGGTTAAAGCAAGATAAGCAAGCATCAACATTAAATGCAGCTCTTTCTGTATTTAAACCACAGTACATTGCAGAGCAAACAGCTCACATAAAATTAGTTGGAGATAATCATGCAGAATTTTAATTTGCCAGCAGAATGGGTTGAACGTATTTTCATGCGACTACATGGTCGTTTTGGTAATAACTTTTTTGATAAGTTTAAGATTGGTCAAGTGAACGAAGCTGGTGAAGATGTTGGTATTGCAAACGCAAAGGCTACTTGGTCATCAGAACTTGCCGGCATTAGTGCAGAGCGTATTAAAGCTGGATTAGAAGCTAAATACCAATATGCACCTAATTGCGATGAGTTTTTAAAGCATTGCGTAACAAGTAACATACAAGACTTTAAGGCGCTACCTGCACCAGTAGACCATGAAAGCAATAAGGCTCATGCTGATAAGCTGGCTTTGTATGTACATGAGCGATTAAAACCAAAAACAGACTACCATGCATGGGCTAAACGAATATTAAAAAATCCACAGAACTTCCCAGAAACTTCAGTTTCGGCTGCAAGAGAAGTTCTAGGTGAAAACTATGAACACGTTTAAAGAGGATTTAGAAGTTGGTATTGCAATAGAACAAAAACTTGTAAAAATATTATTAAAAAAATATCCATCAACAACATTAGTAAATAAATTTAAAGGATATGACATTTGGATTCCAGAGCTGCATAAATCTATTGAAGTTAAATTTGATGAAAAAAGCAAACAAACAGGAAACATTGTTATTGAAATTGAGATGTACGATAAGCCATCTGGATTGCTTTCTACTACAGCAGACTACTGGGTATTTTATGATGGTGACAAATTTATTTCTATAACACCAAAAGACATAATCAAATGCATATTTTTATTAAAGTTACATTTTGTTGAGTTTGTTGGTAACGGTGACACGGTTAAAAAGAAAGCATTTTTAGTGCCAAAAGATAAATTATTTAATTACGGAAAAGAGTTTAATTAAAATTATATGAAATGGAATGAACAAGATAAATACCATATTAGCTCTGGTGCATGGACTATAGCCAAATACTTTTCACCTAACGGCATAAAGTATGGTCTTAGTCATCGCAATAAAAACTTAGGCTACTACGACACATTAGAAGCAGCTAAACAAAGGATTAAAAATGATAACGATAGGTAAAGCAACGCTACACAATGTTGATTGCATGGAATATATGAAATCATTGCCTGATAATGCTTTTGATTTGGCTATTGTTGACCCGCCTTATGGAATTGATATTAATTCAAGTGGTCGTTTAGGTCATTATGGCGGTAAAGATAAAAAATGGGATAGTGAAACTCCTAAACAAGAATATTTTGATGAATTATTTAGAATTAGTAAAAATCAAATTATTTGGGGTGCAAACTATTTTAATATGCCACCAACAAGGTGTTTTTTAATTTGGGATAAACAACAACCAGAAACAGTAAGTTTTGCAAGTTGTGAATATGCTTGGACAAATTTTGATAAATCAGCTAAAACTTATTATCAAAGACCACAAAATGCTGACATTGAAAGAATACATCCAACACAAAAGCCAGTAAAACTTTACGAATGGTTACTTACTAATTACGCAAACAAAGGCGATAAGATATTGGACACACATTTAGGTTCTGGTTCACACGCTATTGCTTGCAACAACCTTGGGTTTGAAATGGTTGGTTGCGAATTAGATACTGATTATTTTAATGCAGCTTGTAAACGAATTAAGCAGGAAACAGCACAAGAAAGGTTATTTGAATAGTTGTTGCATATTTTATACAGCGTGATATATAATAAATCATCAACGACAGATAGGGTTATATATGACACACACAGAGTTAAAAGAACTACGCAGCAAAACAGGTTTATCACAGAAAGAGTTTGGCACTAAGTTGTTTAAGACTAGGGATAGCATTGCTAAGTACGAATCCGGCAAGTTTACAATTCCTGCTTACATGGACATTTTAGTTAAGGCTGTGTTTAGTGACTGAGATAAGCTGCAATGAGTTTATTAAACGCATGAAGGCTGCTGGATTTACTGGTAAGTTTCGTGCAACAGATGGCACTAGGGTAATAACTGGTGAAATAAAGCAAGACGAAATAGAAACGGTGAAAGTGGCTACATCTCAAGAGTCACGCAGAAAGATAAAGGATATGTTTAAAGATGGAAGTTAAGAACTTTAATATCAGCAGCAGTAACTTGCCTTACTTGTTTGAAAAGATTAAGGCATTAGATTTATCACAAGGATATGTGGCTAACGTAACAATCAAGTCACACACACGTAATTTAGAACAAAACGCTAGACTATGGAAACTGTATGGTGCGATTGGCGAGTATATTGGCGAATCACCAGACAAAGTACATGAACTGATGGGCTGGAAGTTTTTACGCAGCCAGTCTGTAGTCAATGGCGAAACAATTGAAGTCATTAAAAGTACGACCAAACTATCTACAGCAGATATGGCAGACTATCAACGTCATGTTGAAATATGGGCTGGCACGATTGGATTTGTATTTAATGAGTAAAATCACACAATCAGCTAAAGGCGAGAACTGCACGGTCAGAATTATTGGCTACTGCAACGGCAATCCAGAAACAACCGTTTTAGCGCATTTAAGTGGCATTAGGTATGGACACGGTACTGGTCAGAAAGTAAACGACCTACACGGTGCGTATTGTTGCTCTGGATGCCATGATGCTATAGATGGCAGAGTAAGAACTAACCACACTAAAGATGAATTAAAGTTATCGCACCTAGAGGGTGTAATTGAAACGCAGTTAAGATTAATTGAGAAAGGTTTATTATGATTGTCTTTCGTAAGAAGGTAGATGCTTGGGTAGTAACAGCTAGGGATTCAGAATGTCAGATTATCCACATAGGTAATTATCAGACCCAAGAAGAAGCCAAGGCAGCAGAGCAAGCATATAGAGATAAAAGAATAGCAGAAGCATACGCACAACAAGAAGCAAAGCTAGACAGGTTGGCAAAAGAGATGGTTGCTAGATATAACGTCTACCTAGAATTTTGCGTACTACCTAAGACTCTAACAGACATGAAGCAACAATTAGATGCCGATAAGAATACTGCATCCAACACGATTAAGAGTTTAATGGCTAGAGGCTTTATGAAAAGCATTGTTGTTACCGACACCGGAACACGTAAGTACTACAGCTTTGTCACTACTAAGCTAATGAGCTACGAGGATGCATTAGAGTATGTGTCACCTAAGAAATACAAAACTAAAGTTAGCGAAAATACACCAACGATAGAAGGTGCTAGGGTAATTAATTTTGATGACAGGAAATTAAGTAGCTTATATATGAATCAACGTGCAATAGACAGGGCTAATATGAAATCACCTAAGAACTATACAAGTGGCGCAACAATGTCAGCGAGTGACTGGTAATGAGCGTACTAGACATCCAACACGGTGGCAATCACTACAAGGGCTTTGCAATACAGCCAGCAGAGTTTTGCTATTACAATAACATTCCGTACCTAGA